CTTGTGAACACAAAACAGAATACTTATTGTGCACTCGGCTTATTTGCCGGGTGTTTTTCTTTTGAGTCCGCTATTTTTTCGATATATGCGGTATTGCCTAAAGTTAAATTCAATATCTGTAATGTGCATTACGCAGTCGTTAAGTTTAATCCTGACGGGACAGCGACCTTTGAAACACCTGTACCGATGCCCGGTGCGGTATCTTTGTCACTCGACCCGAACGGAGAACCGAACAATTTCTATGCGGATGGGTACGCATATTACACGATAAGCAACAACATGGGATATGAAGGGGACTTGGAACTTGCTCTTATCCCGGAGAGCTTCCGCAGGGATGTTCTTAAGGAAACGATCGACAACAATGGTGTGCTCATCGAAAACTCAAATGTGGAAACAGAAAACTTTGCACTTCTCTTTGAGTTTGACGGCGATGTGCGAAAGATCCGTCATGTAATGTATTACTGTTCCGCAAGCAGACCTACCATTGAATCACAGACCAATGAGGATGAGATCGAGGTAAAAACAGAGAAGCTCACCATCAAAGCGGCTCCGCTCGGAAACGGACTTGTAAAGGCAAAGACAGGCGATGATACCAATGATGAGGTCTATTACAACTGGTACAACGAGGTCTATATGCCGAATATGATCGTTGGCGGTCAGGAAATGCTTGCTGCGGTTATGTAAGGGGGTATTTGAAATGAGTATGACACAGACAATAGAAATTGACGGACAGCCGGTGAAATTTCGTGCATCTGCGGCTATTCCGAGAATATACAGACTGCGTTTCCACCGTGATATTTACAAGGACTTATCCCTGCTTGAAAAATCCATCTGCAAGCAGGACGAAGGCGACAGCAACCTTGATCTATTCTCCTTGGAGATGTTTGAAAACATTGCTTTCATTATGGCAAAACACGCTGATCCGGAAGTACCTGATACCCCGGAGGAATGGCTTGATAACTTCAATACATTTTCGATTTATCAGGTCTTGCCGAAGCTGATAGAATTGTGGGGGCTGAATGTTCAGACCACAGTACAGTCTAAAAAAACTTAGACCAACTGACCGGGAAATGACAACTCCCCTGTTTCTGCTCCGATGTGTACAGTTTGGTATTTCTATCCGTGACCTTGATCTGCTCACGATCGGTTTGGTTAACGACATGTTTATCGAAAGTAGGAATGATGATTATAATGGGTATTCGGAGGTAGCTACTCAAAAAGATTTTGATTTATTTTAGAAAATGTATTGCATTTGCATATACAAATGAGTATAATAGAATTAATCAAAATCTTATAAAGGGGTTGTTATTATGGCTGCAAAATCAGCAAATCTGTTTGTCAGATTAGAACCTGATGTTAAAGAAGAAGCAGAGAAGATACTCGATATTCTTGGTATATCAGCTTCAAGCGCAATAGATATATTTTATAGACAGATAATTCTTAAGCGTGGTCTTCCATTTGATGTCAAAATACCGATAGAAAAACCTGTTGCAATGGGTGTGCTTTCTGAAGAAGAACTTAATGCTGAACTGGAGAAAGGTTATGCGGATATGCTTACAGGTCGTGTAAGACCGGCTGATCAAGTTTTTGCTGATATTCGTAGGGATTACGGTATATGAAATACAAAGTTGATATTTCCCATGATGCGGACAACGATCTCAGATGTATTTATAAATACATTGCATATGAATTATGTTCCTTTGAAAATGCTTCTTCACTTCTTGGCAGATTACAGGATGCAATACTCAGTCTTGATGAAATGCCGAAAAGAAACAGATTGTATGATAAGGAGCCGTGGAAATCGAGGGGTATGCGATTTATGCCGGTCAGCAACTTCATAATATTTTATATACCGAATGATGAAAAAATGACTGTAACAGTTACCAGAGTAATGTATGGCGGAAGAAACATCGAAGAACAATTAAACAAGTAAGCTAAAGAGCATCTCTGAAAAGAGGTGCTTTTATTATTTCTACTTTAGGAAAGGAAGTGACACCCGATGGCTAACAGAATAAAAGGAATCTCGGTTGAGATTTCGGGAGACACAACTAAATTGACGAAAGCTCTGAAAAATGTTGACAGCTCCATAAAAAGCACCTAGACTCAGCTTCGGGATGTCAATAAGCTCCTGAAATTAGATCCCGGAAATACTGAGCTTTTGGCGCAAAAGCATCGCCTTCTCGGTGATGCGGTAGGTCAGACAAAACAAAGACTTGAAACGCTGAAAACTGCCGCCCGGCAGGCTGAAAAAGCACTCGCTGTCGGTGATATTTCCAAAGAGCAGTATGATGCACTTCAAAGAGAAATTGTGGAAACGGAGCAGGAGCTTAAACGGCTCGAAAGCACTGCGAATCAATCCTCTACGGCTGTTCAGAATATCGCTGCAAAGGGAGAAAAGCTGAAAACTCTCGGCGATAATATCTCTAACGTCGGACAGAAAATGCTGCCTGCGACAATAGCTATTACCGGACTTGGAACTGCGGCGGTAAAGACAGCCTCTGATTTTGATACAGCTATGAGCAAGGTGGCGGCAATAGCGGGTGCGACCGGAAAGGACTTTGATGATCTCCGTGCGAAAGCTCGTGAAATGGGCGCAAAGACGAAATATTCCGCTACGGAAGCAGCATCAGCTTTCGAGTATATGGCGATGGCGGGTTGGAAGACCAAGGATATGCTTGGCGGTATCGAGGGCATTATGAACCTTGCGGCGGCATCGGGTGAAGACCTTGCTACCACCTCAGATATCGTCACGGACGCTTTGACAGCCTTTGGGTTATCTGCTGATGACTCAGGTCATTTTGCGGATATACTTGCGGCTGCAAGCTCCAATGCCAACACCAATGTATCTATGATGGGCGAAACCTTCAAATACTGTGCACCTATCGCAGGTGCTTTAGGATTCTCTGCTGAGGATACTGCAGAAGCTATCGGTCTGATGGGCAACGCAGGAATAAAGTCCTCTCAGGCAGGTACAGCTCTGAGGGGTATTATGAATAACCTGTCAAAGGATGTTAAATTAACGAGTAAGTCATTCGGTTCAATGACAATTCAGACCACCAATCAGGACGGTTCTATGCGTTCTCTGAACGATATTCTTAAAGACTGCCGAGGTGCTTTTTCGCAGATGTCAGAATCGGAAAAGGCTGCCAATGCTCAGACACTTGTCGGCAAAAATGCAATGAGCGGTTTTCTTGCTCTGATGAATGCCGCGCCACAGGATATCGAAAAGGTTAATAACGCCATAGCAAACTGTGACGGCAAAGCCGGAGAGATGGCTGATACCATGCAGAATAACCTTGCAGGACAGATCACCATTCTCAAATCACAGCTTCAAGAATTGGCTATCTCCTTTGGTGATATCCTGATGCCCGCTATCCGTCAGATCGTATCGTGGATACAAGGGCTTGTTGATAAGCTGAACGGTATGGATGAGGGTACAAAAAAGACCATCGTAACTATCGGTCTGATAGTTGCAGCAATAGGTCCGGCACTGATAGTAATAGGAAAAGTAATATCGTCTGTCGGAACTATTATGACCCTTGCGCCTAAAATATCAGGAGCTATCACTACTGTGAAAGGCGCTCTTTCCGGACTGAATTTAGCAGGACTTATAGCAAATCCGATAACACTCGTTATAGCTGCGATTGCTGCCCTTGTGGCGGCTTTTGTTTATCTCTGGAACACAAACGAGGATTTCCGAAACGCAATAACTGAAATATGGGACGGTATCGTAAGCAAATTTCAGAGTTTTTTTCAGGGTATCGTTGACAGGCTCAATGCTCTCGGTTTTAATTTCAAAGATATCGGTGAGGTCATTATGGCTGTATGGGATACGGTCTGCTCATTCCTCGCTCCTGTTTTAGAGGGTGCTTTTCAGTATATCAGCAATATGCTTTCATATTCGCTTGACATGATAACGGCGATACTTGACATCTTCATCGGCATATTCACTGGCAACTGGGAACAGGTCTGGGAGGGTGTCAAAGGTATTTTTATGGCGGCATGGAACTTCCTTGTAAATAATATGAAGAATATCCTCAATGTGCTGAAAGGCATTTTTGAGGTCTTTCTCAGTTGGTTTGGTATATCGTGGGATGAGCTGTGGAGTGGTGTGAGCGAGTTTTTTACTAACATTTGGAACGGCATCAGCTCATTTTTCGGGGGTATTCTTGACGGTATAAAAACCGCTGCCGTTACGGTGTGGACGGCGATATCAGCCTTTTTTACTACGATCTGGAACACCATAAAAAATACATTTATGACTGTAGTAAATGCTATAAAGACCTTCCTGACTACGGCTTGGAATACCATCAAAACGGTTGTAACGACTGTGATGAACACTATACATACAGTCATGTCTACTGTCTGGAATACGATCAAAACCGTGATAACAACGATAGTCACAGCAGTCCAGAGCTTTATCACCAGTGCCTGGAATACGATTAAAAATACGATTTCGACCGTTGTTAATGCGATACAGACTGTTATTTCTAATGTGTTCAACACCATAAAAACAGTCGTTTCAAATATCATGAATGGCATCAGCAGCACGATATCAAACATCTGGGGCAACATAAGAAACACAGTGTCAACTGTTGTCGGAGGAATAAAAGATTCTGTATCAAACGCTTTTAATAATATCCTGTCAGGTATTAAAGGCGCGATGTCAAATGTATATAACGCTGTCAAGGGCGGCTTTGATAATGTAAAGAATTTCATGGGCAATCTTGCATCTGAGGCTTTTAACTGGGGCAAAGACCTGATCTCAGGTATCGTCAATGGAATAAATAACTGCGTTTCTTGGGTCACTGATGCCGCTTCAAATGTCGGTAATGCTATCCGTTCGTTCCTGCATTTTTCCGTACCAGATGAGGGGCCTTTGACCGATTATGAAAGCTGGATGCCAGACTTTATGAAAGGTCTTGCAAAAGGTATTGAAAACAGCAGAGGTGTGATCAGATCGGCAATGAAAAATGTATCTGCCGATATGGTTATCAGTCCTCACACAGAAGTCGCACCTATAGGTTCAGTTGGTGTATCTCAAACAGACATAACTGAACTTATAACTGCGATAAAGGGTTCTTTACCTAAAGGCGACACTGCAGGCGGCGGTGATATTGTTATCCCCGTGTATGTGGGCGGAACGATGCTTGATGAAATAATAGTCAACGCACAGCAAAGAGCAAATCTGAGGAGCGGAGGGCGGTAAAATGTCGTTTATAGAATATCTGAAAATCAACGGTGATCTGCTGCCCTTCCCGGATTCGTATGAGGTCAGTTTATCTTCTGTGGAATCTGACAGCAGCGGAGAAACGGAAGCCGGAACGAAGCAGCATGATGTTGTCCGTCAGGGTGTTGTAGATATTTCCGTATCTTTTACAGTAACTGCAACATGGCTTAAAAGACTGACATTCTGGTCAAAGCAGGACAAGCTGACTGTGCAGTATTTCGACACGGACAGTTTATCTTTAAAAGAAACTGAAATGTATATCACGGGCTTTAAGGCAAAATTAGAACAGGATACAAGCTATAAAGGCTTGTGGACGGTTGAATTTACTTTGAAGGAGTTTTGAATTACTGTAGCATAATTCGTTTATAAATGATATAATACTCTTCAGAACAACTGAAAGAGGATTATGATATGGAGCTTCGCAAAATTCAAAAATCAGATTATTTATATATAAGATCTTTATATACACAGTCCTTTCCTGATGATGAAAGGGCTCCGTTTCGTCTGCTCAGAAAAAGAGCAGAAAAAGGAAAAGCTGATTTTTTAGTTATTTGTGATAAAGGAAAGAACATAGGTATGGCTTATCTGGTGACCTATAAAGATCTTGCATATTTGTTCTATTATGCGATAGATTCTTCATACAGAGGAAAAGGGTACGGAACGAAGGCATTAAAAACAATAATAGAAATGTACAAGGATTACCGTCTGTTTCTTGCTTTGGAGGATTGGAAAGAAGAATCTGAAAACAAGGAACAGCGCATCAAAAGACATAATTTTTATCTTAATTGCGGACTTCATGACCTCCCGTACAAGCTGAAAGAGGCTACCGTAGTCTTTTCCATTATGGGAATCGGAAGTGCTGTAGAGCCGGAAGAATATAAAGCACTGATGAACAGATATGTTACTTTTCCTATGAAACTGTTTGTTGATTTCCGAATAATAAAAGATTAGATTTCAAGCATCTCTCATGAGGTGCTTTTTTTTCATACCCTGAGAGAGGAGTGAACCGATGTATTCTGTTTCCGAAAACTTCATAAAAGCTGTTCAAAGCAACAGCCGGAGCTATTTCTGGACTGGCGAGATTACAACTAAAAAAGGTCAGAAGTACACCTTTGAAAATAAGGACATTGTCAAAGGCAGTGGATATATTACCCGTCAATGCTGCGGCAATTCAGAAATAGAACTCGGCACTGTCTATGCTGCTGAAATGGGCATATCTCTTTTTACCGATATTGACCGTTACAGTCTTGAGGACGGAACGATAACGCTGTCTTTTCATTTGGATGTGGGTGGTCGTTTTGAAGAAGTACCGATGGGAATTTTTTATATTTCAGAGGCTAACCGAAGCGTAAAAACTCTTGAAATAAAAGCGTATGACTGTATGCTGAACTTTGAGAAGAACTTTCGTAATACTCTGTCCGCCGGAACTTCCTTTGATTTTTTCTCCCTTGCCTACGAAAACTGCAAGGTGCCTTTCGCACATACAAAAGAGCAAATCGAGGCTATGCCTAATGGTAAGTTCCTTTACGGCATTTACGGTGAAAACGATATTGAAAGCTGGCGTGATCTGATATTTTATACAGCACAGGTTCTCGGCTGTTATTGTCAGATAAACCGACAGGGACAGCTTGAATTGAGAAATTACGGAAATGTACCCGTTATGCAGGTGTCCGATAAGCAGAGGTTTTCAAGCAGTTTTTCGGATTTCATAACCCGATATACAGCCGTTAATTCAACCAATCAAAAGACCGCCACAGCTGAATATTATGCACTCACTCCCGATGATGGTCTGACAATGAATCTTGGTGTAAATCCGCTTTTGCAGTTTGGCTTGCGTGACACCAGAGAAACCATAATCCGCAACATTCTTGATGACATATCCAAAGTAAAATATGTGCCTTTTGACTCCGAAACTATCGGAAATCCTGCACTTGATATCGGCGATATTATTTCCTTTTCCGGCGGTCAGGCTGATGAAACGCAGATAGCAGCAATAACAGGAATGACGGTAAGGATAAACGGAAAAACAACATTAAAATGTGTCGGCAAAAATCCCCGTTTATCTCAGGCGAAAAGTAAGAATGATAAGAATATCGCAGGTCTTCTTAATTCCGTAGAGGTCGGAAAAATAAGCGTTCATTCATATATGAATTCTTCTGCTTTCACTATCGGAGAGAATGATGCCGAGATCGCAAGCCTTGAATTTGCTTCTCAGGACGATACGGATGCAGAGTTTCACGGCAGTCTTCTTATTGACATAACGGCTGACAGTATTCAAAAATCAGCAACGGCAAAGGTCGATGAAAAAGATATCGTTATGTTATGGAATGATGATGGTAGGGCTACACTTAAAGTTACCTATGTCATAAATGATAATGTTATAAACACTTACTATCCCATTGAAACATGGCATAGTGGTAAGCATATATTGAACCTTTATTACCCAATCTCAAAGCTGAACGCCAACTCATATAATACCTTTAAGGTATGGCTTTCTGTGACGGGCGGCACTGCTTTTATAGACAGGATGCAGGCGATCTGTACTATCACCGGTCAGGGACTGAGTGCAGGAAATGTCTGGGACGGCAGATTGTCCTTTGAGGAAAAGTTTGCTCTTGTAGAAAACATCGGCAGTCTGAGTGTGAGGGAATCAATAGATATCGTGGAGCCTTATACAGAACTGCCTGAGCCGATAGGACTTGCAGATACCTTTATCCCTGCAAGATTCGGTAGGCTGACAACTCTCAGATTTATCGCAGAACCGCAGATGAATCCTGTTATTGTCACGGAGATCATAGAGCCTGCCGACCGTGATGAAATGACATTTAATCGTGATTATGTGAAGTCAATAACTGCATTTGAATTTCAGACTGATTACAGCTACAGTAACTATGAAATTCCCATTGATGAGGGCAGGATGAGCCGCATTGAAATAAACACAGAACAGTTTGACAGAATTGACAGTCTGGAGGTGCAAAAGAATGGCAAACTATAACTCCCTTGAAGAAATGCTGGGCGAAAGAGATAATATGGAATGTCTTGTAGCTAACACCCGTTACGATGATGATGTTATTCAGATTCAGGGCGTGGATTGGTTCAAGTTTAACGGCTCTCTCATATCCAATATGTTTGTCAGCGGAAACAGCTTTATAGGTCTTGGTTCTAACACCGAGCACCTTCTCGTATGCCGCAGAGATGCTGCAATGTATAGCCTATACCGTGAAGAGGGTGCGCTTTTTGGAATATACAAATTTCTGAAAATACGCTGGGAAGGTTATGCTCAGTATAACAATACAAGCGAGGATGTCAGGCTCTATTACGAATGGTTTTTCTTCGATACCGGCGATATGCTGCTGAACATTATCAAAGCGCCCAATGCCGCTGGTTATCTCAGTTCTAATCGCATCAACGGAAGTATGAATCAGAACTTTACCGTAACGGTAACACAGCAGCAGTACATAACCTTTTATCACAAGGATGATAACGGAAAGCAGTTTGATATTGAATATGATCTCATTGACCTTATGCCGCCATTTGACAGCAAGTATCTGCTTTCTGACAAGGACGGTAAATTTTATCGGCTGATGCACAACAAAGCCTTTGTTGATTCGATTGTTTTCAAAAGAGGACAATGTATCCGCACAGGACTTCTGCCCGGAAATGATATGCGGGTGTCAGTTACTTTCAAGACTTCTACATTCGGAAATGCGGCTCTGTTGGGAGGAAGAACGGATGCCAATACTGATATGTTCGGCATTTTTCTGACCGACAGCAAACATATCACCTGTGTATATGGCGGTCAGAATATAACCGAAGAAGTCGATGATTACAAGGATATTATTATCACGCTTGAACTGTCAAAAGATGGCTTGAAGCGTGACGGAATAACCATAATGACCTTTGATGATGCAGAGTTTACATCTGCCTGTGAGTTGGTTATTGGTACGATAAATACAGCCGAAAAGCTCGACAGCAGATATTTCAGAGGTACTGTTTACAGCATTGATCTGTGGCAAGGCGAGGAACAAAAGCTGCATCTCGTTCCCTGCGTTGATGAACAGGTCAGAGCTTGCTTTTACAATACGATTTCCGACAGCACCTATCTGAATAACGGTTTCGGCAGCTTTGATTTTGAAGACGAAAATCTTGTATTTGATGCTGAATCTTATCTTGAAGAAATACCAATAAACAAACTTTCTGCGTCAACTATCCGGCAGTACGGTTTTTACGATTTTCCGAGGAATATAATCTTCCGCAGGCTTATAAATCCCGTCCTTTATCATTGGCAGGATTCAGATATAGAACTGCCTCCGATCAAAGCGACAATAAGAGCAATACCGCCTGTCCAGCTTGTTTATTCAAAAAACACAGAAATGAACGATAGCACAATTTTAGGCATTGAAAGCGTGGAAATAGATTCCGATGAGAATACTCTGTTCGCTTTTTCCTTTGACGGCGGTATAACTTGGAAGGCATACACAGACGGCAGATGGATGGTGTTATCCGAAGAAACAAGCGGTATGAATCGTGAATCTATTAAGGCTATTGGCACTGATGCCTGGAACGAGGCGGCTGCGGATAAGCAGTATAAGATCAGGTTTGCTTTGCGTGAGGGTGGTTTTGTAAATAAAATAACCGTTCATTATCTGAACTAAAGAGGTGATTTTTTGAAAGGAATAACGGAAATAGAACTGACAGATATCCATACCGGCAAAATCGAAAAATACAAGGAAACAAACCTTGTCACCAATGCAATGGCGGATTTTTTCAGCCACAATATCAACGGTATGCTGTTTACGATTGAGGGCAACACAAACGACCTCAACGGCAATATGCTGCCACTTTGCAAAAATGCTATCGGAGGTATTCTTCTTTTTTCTGATACGATTGAGGAAGACCCTGATAAGTATTATGCACCGTCCGCAAACCCCTGTGTCGGCTATGCGTCCAATGATGTCAACGCTACCACGAATGTTATGCGCGGAAGTATGAACCTGACGGAAACGAAGAAACTCGATAACGGTTATAAATTTGTCTGGGACTTCACAACGTCTCAGGCTAACGGCACGATCTCCTGTGTGGCACTGACACACAAATGGGCTGGAGTAGGATATATGGGTGACGGATATAACGGCACGGGCGCAATATGGGTAATGCGCTCCCGAAATGCCAACAGCAGTGGACAAGCGAGAACCGCTTATATAAATGCTGTGGAGATAGACCCGGAACATAACTTCCTATGGACTATCGGATTGAATACAAATAACGAGCTAATTATTCAGAAGATAAGAGCGAGCTTTACCAGTGTGGGTCTTAACGACACTATGCTTGGCACGAATTACGATGTGCTGTCAGAGGTAAAGCTGAACCCGACAATATTTGTTATGAGCAATCCAAGCAGTAACGAAGGAGCTTATGATTTCTTTGATGGCAAAGACGGGTATTGGTACGGATTTTGGGGTGGAAATAATAAAAGCGGAAACGCAAGCATTATAAAGATAAAAATCAATAAGTCAGATTTTTCTTTTACAGAGGAGCGGATGACGCTTAACGGTGTAACTTGTCAGGCGGTAGGCTATCACGGTGGCTACAACACCAATCCGCAGAGGAATGTTCAAAGCGTCCTGATGAACGGCTATCTTTATATGGTGTCCTACGATAAGACGAAGGTGTATAAGATCAATATTGATAACGCTGCCGATATCAAGGAAATTCCTCTCGGATCTGCAACAAACTACAGCTGTAACGATGATTACTACCGCAGTGGTTCAATGTATCTTGCAAATTTAGGTGACTGGGTAGTTGGTTCTGATTTCAGAATAAACACAGAGGACAAGGTGTTCCGAAACGCAAACGCAGCGCAGTGGACTTATACAAGCACACCATTATTCCAGTATGGGCCGTATCTGTTCAGCTATGGCGGCTATTATGCAAACTCTACAAGGCAGAATTTATTTCTGTGGAAACCGTATCTTGCGACAATAAACAATCTTAAAACATCGGTAATCAAAACAGCAGACAAAACAATGAAAATAACATATACGATTCAGGAAGAATAATTCAGGAAACAGGCGGCAGTTATCTGTCGCTTTTTTTATGGCAACACCGCATAATTCAACAAACAATTAAGTGATAAGCCGGTTTTGCGAAAATGGTTGTGAAAAACTTAGGTTTTCCGTTTTTGCGGTATGCTTATT